GTGGCGTTCGTCCCGCTTTGAATCTTTCCTCTTCTCTCTTGGTATCTGATAGCACGGATAGCGATGGTTGCTACACATTCGTATGGAATGCCGCTCCTTCCGCTCCTCCGCATATCAATGTACCTACTTCCGTTTACGGCGGTAAGGGAGCGAGCATCTCTTGGGGAGCAGCGAGCGATACAGACGGCAACCTGTCAGGGTACATTCTCGAACGCTCTGTCAATGGCGGTACTTATTCGCAGGTGTATAAGGGAACGGCTCTCAGCTACAACGATACCATTACTTACGGATGGAACACGGTAGCATATCGAGTTTGTGCTTATGATGCTGCCGGGGCGAAGAGTTCGTACACCACAAGTGCAACTCGCACGGTCATCAACAATCAGTCTCCTGTTATCTCAGGCACGGACGGCAACCTCGGCACAAAGAGTAGCGGTTTCACTCAGACCTATACGATTACCGATGCGGATGCTGACGAGGTGACTGTCATCGAAGCGATAGACGGTGTACAGATTCGTTCTTATACGGTGACTCTTGGTGCAACGAACACCTTTGCGGTAACAGACACGACTTGGTTGAAGCAGACCAACGGCTCTCATACGATGACCATTACCGCAACCGATGCGTTCGGTAATACTTCCGTGAGAACTTACACCTTCACGAAGTCGGTCAATTCGTTCACCATTCAGAACACTACACCTTATGACAGCGATACAATGCCGACTCGTATTAAAATCTCTGTCACTCGCAATATCCCGGCAGAAGCAACCTTCACCGTTCTCGTATGTAACAACGGTTATGACAGCAGTCCTGCTTGGGAAGATGCAACTTCTTCTGTAACAGGCGGTCTCGTTCATATCTTCGAGAACACTACCAAAACCGCAGGTGCGTGGGGCGTTATCATCAAGGTCGTTGTTGACCGTGGTAATGCGGAAGGTGCTTGCTATGTCAGTCAGATTGGAGGTAATTTCGAGTAATGGGAAGTACATTTAAGAAAACGGGCATTTCCGAACAGGAACAAAGAGAAATCTCGTCCATTGTCTTTGTTAAGATGGCAGAGAATGGTGAACTTGATGATATTACCATCTCGGAACACCCTAAGCTGTTTATCACTTGGACAGAGAATTGGACAGGCGTAGCCGGGACGATTGTTTCGGATGAGGGCAAGCTGTATCGTTCCATCCACGATGTAACGACTACTGCACAGAATACGAAACCTTCCACAACTCCCTCAATGTGGACACAGGTAGGAGACCCTTCCGAGGAATACCCGGAATGGATTCAACCTATCGGCTCTCACGATGCGTATAGTTTGGGTGATACGGTCTCCCATAAGGACAAGCATTGGGAATCTACCGTAAACAACAACACTTGGGAGCCGGGTGTCTACGGTTGGGTGGAGGTGACGGAATGACCCTTGCCACAATCATTAGCGAAATCGTGATTATTGCTACGGCTATTGTGCCTATCATCTTGAATCTCAGCAAGGTAAGTAACGGCACTCGTTGTCAGTTGCGTAGCGAAATGTTGCGTATCTACTACAAGAATGTAGATTCAAAAGAAATTCGACAATATGAGTTCGAGAATTTTGTAATGCTCTACGATGCGTACAAAGCTCTCAAAGGCAATTCCTTCGTGGACAAAATCTACGAGGATGTCAAGGAATGGAAAGTTATCTCTTGAAAGGAGGGATAGTCAATGGCTTACACAAACAGTCCACTCGCAAAAGTTACATTACTCTCTCCCAATCATTCGGGACAGAGAACGCATTCCATTGATACCATCACCATTCATTGCGTGGTGGGACAATGCTCTGCAAGGAGAATCGGTGAAATCTTTCAGCCGACTTCTCGACAGGCATCTTCTAACTATGGCATCGGTTATGATGGTGAAATCGGTCTGTATGTAGAGGAGAAGAACAGGTCTTGGTGCAGTTCCTCAAATGCCAACGACCAAAGAGCAATCACCATCGAGGTTGCATCCGATACGACTGAGCCTTATGCAGTTACCGACAAGGCGTATGCGGCACTCATCGAACTTGTCACAGACATTTGTAAGCGTAACGGCATTAAGAAGCTCGTGTGGTCTACCAACAAGACCGACCGTGTAAATCACAAGAACGGTTGTAATATGACCGTCCATCGTGATTACGCCAACAAGTCTTGTCCCGGTACATATCTCTACGAGAGACACGGGCAGATTGCAGAAGAGGTCAACAAGAAGCTCGGTGTGGTGGATGTTGTCGAAGAGGACGATGCTCCCGTAGTGAGACCTGCAAAGGTATCCGTTGGTGACATCGTGACCTTCACAGGTAAAAAACACTATGCAAGTGCCAACAGTAACAACCCCGTTACCGCTAAAGGTGGCAAGGCTAAGGTCACTCAGATTTATGCAAGTGGCAAACACCCTTATCACCTCATTCGGGAGAAGGGTGGCACTTCCAATGTTTACGGTTGGGTTGATGCAGCCGACATTTGGGAACTCGGTGAAACTGCTGAGAAGAACGAAACCTTCAAGGTCGGTGACATCGTAAACTATACCGGGACGGTGCATTACACAAGTGCCAACAGCACAAAACCTTTCACCTGCAAGGGCGGCAAAGCCAAAATCACTCAGATTTATCAACTCGGCAAGAGCAAGCATCCCTACCACCTCGTAAGAATTAGCGGTAGCGGAGCAAGCGTGTACGGTTGGGTTGATGAAGGAACTTTCACCAAAGCATAAGGAGGTATGAGAGATGAGATATGCGAGACAAAAAAGAAAAACCACGATGGAGTTCTCAAAGAAAATCCTCGTGGTGGCAGGAGTGGTCAACGCTATTGTAATCATCTTCACTATGGTTATGATTTGGCGTACCTCCGACCTGAGTCCTCTTGCATATCTCATCCCCTCCGTAGCTGCTGAGGTGGCAACAGGAACAGGATTCTACTATTCCAAAGCGAAGGTAGAAAACAGAATCAAACTTATGCGGTCGAACAAAGTCAATCCGACCGAAAACCATTTTTACGAAAATATGTAGGAGGTACATTATGATTGATTTGACTAACATTATTTCCGCTGTGATTACTCTGATTATCGCAGTCATTACGACTTTCCTCATCCCTTATCTGAAAAGTAAGGTGGATGAGATGAAGTTCGAGAACATCAAGACTTGGGTCAAGGTAGCCGTTGAAGCTGCCGAGATGATTTACACCGGGACAGGTCGTGGTGAAGAGAAGAAAGCCTATGTTATGCAGTATCTGAACAGCAAAGGCTATACTATCGACACCGAAAGCATTAACAACCTGATTGAGTCTGCTGTTCACGAACTGAAAAATTCCTAATTTGGCTCTGCTCGGCTTGCAACCGATTGAGCATATATTTCCTCCTTAGTGGGTGAGGAGCTTGCAACACTTCTCACCCACATCTAAAACAAGAACACCGTGCGGAGTCTTATGGCTCTACACGGTGTTTTCTTGTTTGTCCAAACACGACTCCTATAAAGAAGGTGTTCGGATAATCCTCTAATGGTGGAGCAAGATTGGTCAAATCCGAACTCTTCTCCTTGGGGATTCTAAAGGTCTTTGTTTTGTTTGAGGTGAGGTTGTAGACAGAGGTTATCTTGTACCATCCATCAGGCTCATCCCATACTGTTACGGAGTTTACAAGCAGGTCGATGATGTGTCTACGGAAATCCTCATCTTCAATGTCACCATCGCAAAACTTAGAGAGCCAAAACACAATATGGTCTTTCTCCAATATAATGTAATCGTCTTCCGCTTCAACGAGTCGCTTTTCGGTGGCTCGTTTTTGCTTTTCCAAATCCTTTAATCTGTCAGCGAGAGTGTCCGACTCAACACCTTTTTCGACCATTTTGATAAGGTTGTTGATACTCTTTTGTATTTCGGCAAGTTCGGCTCTTAGAGAAGGAATAATAGAGTTATTGTTAATCTCGTCCTCCGCAGCCTTGACCGCCATTTCTGCAAGTTCCTCGATTGTCTCCGGTGTGAGTATGGAGATAGCATCTTCTACGACCGCTCGTTCGATGAACTCTTTACGCAAAGGTTTCTTGTCGCAACTGTGTTGTCTCTTCCTCTGACCGCAGGTGTAGTAGTTGTGAACAATTCCTGTTTTACTTGTTCCACTCTCACCCGGCATAAGAGAGCCACAATGACCGCAGAAGAGCTTTTGCGATAAGAGGTAGTCTACTTTAGCCTTACCTCTTGACGGAGCTTGTGCGTTGGATACGAGCCGTTTACGCACTATCTCAAAAGTCTCTCGGTCTACGATGGCAGGAACGCCACCCTTGATACGCATATCTTTATAGGTGTATACACCGATATATCTCTCGTTCTTGAACATCGAACGGAAACTGTTCTTATTGAACTCAGCGTTCTTTGCGGTACGGTATCCCTTCTTATTAAATATCTCACATATTTCCGCAACCGTTGCACCGTTTGCATAGAGTTCAAACGCTTCTCGAACGATGGCTGCACCTGCCTCGTCAATAACAAGTTTCTTATCTACAATCTTATAACCGAGAGGGATATGACCGCCTATGCTATGACATTTATGAGCGGATTCATACATTCCTCTCGTAATCTTTTGGGACAACTCTTTGGAATAGAACTCAGCCATTCCTTCAAGGACTGCTTCAAGGATAACACCTTCCGGGTTGTCTGAGATGTTTTCGGTTGCCGAAATGACACGAACTCCGTTCTTTTTGAGCCTTGCCTTGTAGGTAGCAGAGTCATACCTGTTACGAGCAAAGCGGTCGAGCTTGTACACAACGACAGCATCCCATAGCTGTTTCTCGCTATCCTTAATCATTCTCTGAAACTCTGTACGCTTGTCTGTGTCCTTGAAAGCGGATGTAGCACGGTCAATGTACATATCCACTATATCGTATCCCTGTGACTCACAGAAAGCCTTACAGACTCTTTGTTGACCCTCTATGGACTGTTCCGTTTGACGGTCACTACTATATCTCATGTATAAAACGACTCGCATATCACACCTCGCCATTCTTCACCTTCAACGCATAGGTGATGAGTGCAAGCTGCTCTTCGAGAGAGAACTCACGATACATTTTAATCAACTCACGCTCCTGCTTGGACAGGTCTGTATCATTGATGGTCAAGGTTGCGTGAGGGCTATCGTTAATGATGTTCTTGCTTCTGCTGATAATGTTATGGTGAGTTTCCTCAACAGATACAAAAGTTCTTCTTTCCCAATCGAGCATAGCAAGTTCAAATCCGTCTTCTGAGATTTTCTTAATTGCCATACACTCATTGGCGAAATCTCCCATTGCGAGATGAATTGAATCCCCATCCTTCGCAATGTACACCGTACCGTCCTCTTCCTCGGAATACTCATAGTTATTGTCGATGAGCCATTCTACTACGAGACCCATAGTACGGCGAGCCAAATCCTCAGTCGTTTCTTCTCCCAACAAATACTCAACACTAACATTAAAGTACTCAGCCAACAAGAAAAGATTCTTCTTGCTCGGATTTGAGGTTTTGAGGTTGCTACGAAAGTTTTTGCCTACTCCGCTCTGCTCAAAGGCGGTTGTGAGGTTAATCCCTCTTTCTTTACAAAGAGCTGCAATACGCTCCATCAAAAGGTCTTTGTTCATACTTCTACTCCTAAATACGGAAAATATTTTTGAAATTTTCCTAAAACCCCTTGACAGACTCCTAAATAGGGAGTATAATATGCTTGTAAACAACATTTGGCAACAAGAAAAACACCCTCGGAAGGTAATTTTTCAGCCGAAGTTCTTCAATGGGTTTTAAGTTGTGGCAAACATATTATACCATTGAATCCCCGTTTTGTCAACCGTTGTTGTTTACAAAGCAATAAAAGTTCACAAAAGAAAGGAGGTTTCCCCATTTGAGAGAAGAGCGAGACAGAATCCGAATGATGCTCTATCGGAACACCCTTACAAACGCTTGGCTTGTGAATCGTCTCGAAGAAAGAGGTATTAACACCGAAAAAACCGAGATGAGTTCTGTCCTTCGTGGAGTTCGTAAGGGTGCTAAAGCGGAAAGCATTATCGTAACTTCCCTTGACATCCTCGAAAACTATGAGCGAGTAATGGGAAGTTCGGTGTGAGTACCGCAGCTCAATTAGAGAGTTGGACACAACACAGTTTGAGCCGACTTCTCGCAAAAACTGTTGCCCGGTATTTTGAAGATGAAGAGCATCGCCGGGAATTTGAAGAATGGTACTTCAACCGATATGGTCGTGAGTACCAATGGAAGAAAGGAGGTAAAAGAGGTGACTCAAACACGCAGACGAAAGAAAGGTCTTAAAAGATGGCTGAGACGAAATCTTCTCTCAATCATCCTTGCAGTTCTCATCGTGATATTCTCCGTTTGGACATTCGTAATCATTGTGAATGCGTTTTGCCCGGATGAAGTCAAAGTCGAGGACAAGCCTGTTGTATCCACCACTCTTCCTCCGCTCGTAACTACGACACCCCTTGTGGATGTACCGTTGGAAACCCCAACCGTAGAAACTGTCGAAGAGAAAACTTTTTACTTCGATGTTGCTCTTGATTGCGACCTACAAGACTACATAAGGGACTTGTGCGAAACCTATGATGTCCCAATGGAACTTGTAATCGCAATGATTCATCAAGAAAGTTCGTTTAGAGCAAATGTTGTGAGCGGTAGTAATGATTATGGTTTGATGCAAATTAACACCATCAATCACGAGTGGCTGCAAAAGGAGCCTGGAGTAACAGATTTTCTCGACCCGTACCAAAATGTTCTGTGCGGTATCTATATCATCTCAGGACATCTTGAAAAAACCGATGGTGACATCGAACTCGCCCTAATGCGATACAACTGTGGAGCAACCGGGGCAAAGCGTTTGTGGGACAAAGGGATATACGAAACAGATTATACTCGAAAGATTATGTCCTATTATGAGTTCTACAAAGAAGAAAGCCGCCCTACGGACTGCACTCCGTAAGACGGCAAGGTAAAGTTTACCATACCTATTATAGCACAGAAAGGAGGAAAAATCAATGTGCGAAATTTGTTTACAGAGTCCCTGTCATCCGAGATGTCCTAACGCACCTGACCCTCCTGTTGTATGTCTCTGCTGTCAATGCGGAAATGAGATTTACGAGGGAGACGAGGTTTACGACATCAACGATGAGAAATGGTGTGAATCCTGTGTGAAGGAATGTTGCTATATCGCTGAGTTGGATGAGCCTGATTGGGATGACCGATGATTTGCCCTTGTAAAGATTGTCCCAAACGACATCCCGGCTGTCACTCTACTTGTTCCGACTACAAAGCGTGGAAAGAAGAACACGAGAGATTGAAAGCCTTGGAAAGACAACGCAAAGAAATGGACGAACTCGGATGGCGTTCAAACTATGTACGAAAAAGGAGATTCTGATATATGAACACAATCAGAAATTTTATCGCTAACCCCGGCAGCGTGATTATGTTCGGCGGTATCGACTGTGTTGTTCTCGATGTTCACGATGACAAAATGCTCGTGATTACTAAAGATGCTGTTTGCGAAAGAGCATTTGATGAGAGCAACAAGAACAATTTCAACATTTCCTCTCTCCGCACTTGGCTCAATACTGAGTTCATTGAGATGCTGAGAAACGGTGGAGCGGATGTAAATGCCCTCGTGGAATTTACCATTGACCTTACCTCGGACGATGGATTGAAGGATTATGGCGTAAGCACGAACAAGGTTGCTTTGCTGACCTGTGATATGTACCGTCAGTTCCGCAGCTATATCCCCAACCTTGATAGTTGGTGGTGGCTTGCTACACCTTACTCTACTGAGTCTAATGGGTACGATTCTCTTGCTCGCTATGTCAGCGCGGATGGTAGTCTGAACGGCTACTATGCTTACATTGGTAACCATGGCGTTCGTCCCGCTTTTGTCCTTGACTCTTCCATCTTTGAATCTCGTAATCTGAATCTCAGCGAGTATTCTACCGAGGAGTTGCTTCTCGAACTCATCGCACGAGAAAAGGAATCGAATAATGCGTGAGTTCACATTCTCGTGGAACAACGGTCGAGGACGAATGACCCTCAATCTCGATTACCTTTTAGAGAGAAAGAGCAACAAATTTGTTCACACAACGAAGCCTGATGTATTGAAGATAATGAAGTACATAATCACCTCAGACGAGCCTGAGAAAATCAGCGACTTCCTTCATTATCTCGACTCAAACGGTTGTGCAGACATTGCTCAACGGTTCCGGGAGAAGCATCATATCGAACAAGGAGGTATTTCAAAATGACACTTTATGAACTGCAAAACAAGCTCGGTGAGCAGATTGACCTCATCACCGATAAGACCAAACCGCCCGAAGAGCGAAAGAAATTGGCTGAGACCGCTATGACCGTTTCGAGTCTTGCAAAACAGATGATTAACAACGCAGATGTCGTTCTTCGTACTGAGAAACTGATTGCCGAAGGTAAGTTGAAAGACAGCGTTATCAAGAAGATTGTCGGTAGCAACTGATGAGAGGTAGTCATTACACCGAAGAGCAAAACGCATTCATTGCCGAAAACTATATGCGGATGACTTATCATCAACTGACCGAGTGTTATAACAAGCGATTTAACGCTCAGATGAATGTTTCTGCAATGACGAAGAAGATTCATTATATGGGTCTACCGAAAAAGCCGAAACTTTTCCCTACAATGTTTACGCCGGAGGTTGATGCTTATTTAATAGAGAACGCATATAACTACACTTCTTCCGACCTCGCACAGAAAGTGCAAGAAAAGTTCGGCATCACACCTGCAACACAGACCATTACCGAACGGCTGAATAATTTGGGCGTTCACCGTGGTAGCACTTATCTCCCGGATGGGTACATCCCACGAGCGAGTAAGCCGATTGGCACGGAACGCATAGACAAAGGACGAACGGTTATGGTGAAGGTGGCTCAACCCAATGTTTGGAAACCGAAAGTTCAAGTCGTGACAGGATACGACCCTAAAAAAAGTCAAGCAATTTTCCTCGATGGAAACTCTCTGAATGTCACGCCTGAGAACATTGTAATTGTGAGCAAGAAAGTTCACGCTCGGTTAGCCAAAAATGGTTGGCTGAATAGCAACAATGAGGTTTTGATGGCAGGTATTAAGTGGAGTGAATTGCACTACGCTCTTCGAGAAATGGAGGTAACAATCAATGAGTAACCGAAAGCTCGGTAACAGCTTTGAACAAGAATTTTGCGAGACCCTTGCGTTTCACGGCTTTTGGGTACACAACCTCGCACAAAATCAGGCAGGACAACCTGCCGATGTAATCGCCGTGAAAAACAAAAAGGCATACCTCATCGACTGTAAGGTATGCTCCGGGAAGACTTTCCCACTCAGTCGAGTCGAAGAGAATCAGGACTTGGCGATGAGCCTTTGGAAAGACTGTGGCAACGGAGAGGGTTGGTTTGCCATTAAGATTAGTGAGGCTGTTTATATGATACCTCACTTTACAGTAATGGCACACAAGAACGCTCAACCTGCTATGAGTATTTCCGAAATCGTAGAGTGCGGAAAACCTCTCGATAAATGGATTGCCAAATGCAAATAACCGTAGGCAGCACTATTGCAGTCGAGAATCCAACCGAAGAGTTGATTCGATGGTGCAGTCAAAACTTAAAAATCCGAAACCCGGATTATGTCAAAAAGGTAAGAATGAACTTTTGGTTAGGCGATACACCTGAGTTCTTGTACCTTTACGAGATACACGGAAACACTCTTGTCGTTCCCTTTGGTACGCTACGCACACTTGCTCCAATGTTTCAAGGGTGTCCTACAATCAAGGACTTTGGCGATGCGGAAGTAATTGACTTCTCCTGCAAAGTTCCTCTGTATGATTATCAGGAGACAGCGGTCAACGAAGTAGCTGCACAACATTACGGTATTCTCCGAAGTCCTGCCGGGAGCGGTAAAACCCAAATGGGTATCTCTCTTGTAGAACGACTCGGACGAAAAACCCTATGGTTGACCCACACAAAAGACCTGCTCAATCAAAGTAAAAGTCGTGCGGAACAGTATATGAGCAAAGACCTCATCGGCACTATTACCGAAGGTAAGGTGACAATCGGCAGCGGAATCACTTTCGCAACGATTCAAACAATGTGTCGTTTAGATTTGGCTCGATACAAATATCTGTGGGATGTCATCATTGTAGACGAGTGTCACAGAGTTGCAGGAACTCCTACGGCAATGACTCAGTTTTCCAAAGTTCTCAACAGTTTGTCGGCAAGACACAAATACGGTCTGTCTGCTACGGTACATCGCTCTGATGGAATGATAGTAGCAACTCACGCTCTGCTCGGACAGGTAATTCATACCGTCCCGGACGAAGCTGTGGGAGACCGAATTATGAAGGTCGGCATTAAACCAATCGCTACAAACATTAGACCCGGTAGAGAATGTCTAAACACGGACGGTACATTAAACTATGCTAAGTTTATCTCGTATCTCTGTGAAAGCGGACAGCGAAACCATCTAATCAGTTCGTACATCGTAGCCGAGTCGGAACACCCTTCTCTTATTCTCTCCGACCGCCTTGAACACCTTGAAACTATAATGGCTACCTTACCACGGTCGATGCGTGAGAATGCTGTGATGATTAGCGGTAAGATGACCACGAAGAAAGGTAAAGCGGAACGAGAGCAAGCCATTGAGGATATGCGTACCGGGAAGAAAAAATACCTGTTCGCTACATACTCTCTTGCTAAGGAAGGTTTGGACATCCCCTGTTTGGAACGACTCTATATGGCTACTCCTCAGCAGGACTACGCAGTAATCACGCAAAGCATTGGTCGTATCGCTCGGACACACGATGGAAAACAAGACCCTGTGTGTTTCGACTTTGTAGATGACAGCATCTATTGTATGAAGTCTTACAAGAAGCGATGCACGACCTATAACAAAAACGGCTGCTATTTCGTAGGAGGTGTCCGATGATTAAAGTAAATGAACTGTTCGCCGGGATAGGTGCTTTTCGCAAAGCTCTTCAACGGCTGAACATCCCTCACGAGATTGTCGGTATCTCTGAAATCGACAAGTATGCTATTAAATCTTATGAAGCTATGTACGGTGCTACTCGAAACTACGGAGATATTTCAAAGGTGAGCAAACTCGATTATGCCGACCTATGGACATACGGTTTCCCCTGTCAGGATATATCCGTAGCAGGACATCAAGCAGGTATCGTCAAAGGCGAAACAAGAAGCGGTCTGCTCTATGAGGTACAAAGGCTCTTATCTATCGCAAAGGAACACGATGAGCTGCCGAAATTCCTCATCTTGGAGAATGTAAAAAACCTTGTCGGCAAGAAGTTCAAAGACCAATTTGATTCGTGGCTTGAATGGTTGGATGACCTCGGCTACAACTCTTATTGGCAGGTCATCAATGCTAAAGATTGCGGAATCCCTCAGAACAGAGAGAGGGTCTTCGTGGTCAGCATCCGCAAGGACATAGACACAGGATTCGCTTTTCCAAACCCTATTCCTCTCCAATGCTCTATGTTCGATTATCTCGAAGAAGATGTCGAGGAGAAATACTATCTCTCAGATGCTTACATTGCTTATGCGGAAGAATTGACTGAACGAATGACCGCTAACGGCTTAGGCATTAAGTTCGAGCCGAGAGAGAGAGAGAGAGAGAGAGAGAG